TCGTCGGCAGTCGCCAGTTCAATCACGCCCTGCACCTCGGTGGTCGCCGGGGGATTGAGGAAATTGGCGTTGCCAAAAGTGATTGCGCTGGCCGCGACCTGCAACAGTTTGATGTCCACCGAAAGCAGCAACAGCGACTGGGCGGATTTTTGCATGACCGGGGCGCTTTGGCTGTACACGGCAAACAGGGTGCCGTCTTCCAGATACAGGCCAAATCCGCGCAGGGAATAGCTGGCGTTGCTGTCATCGCGGATGGTGATGTGGAGGGTATCAGCGGCCACGGCTGCGCCGGAAATCGTGTCAATCCGCTTGATCTCGCCGGGGAGTGTGGTGGTGGTCGGCGCGGGATCAAACACGGTTTCGGTGATGCCGATCTCGGCAATGCTGACTTGGTTGGTACCGGTGTTGTCGGCATTGACCAGCGCGGCGCGGCCCGCATCGGTAATGGTCAGAATGAGGGTGGTCATGGGAGGGCTTCGGTCAGGGTCAGGCGGACATGCTGGACGGCTCGCGCGGCAGGCACCAGAGACACGGCGCTGCGCGCCTGAATGCCCTGGGTGAAGGTGAAGTGCGCACGCGCGGGTTTGACCCGGTGCACGGCGGCAATGACTTCATCCACCAGCGCGGCAGAGGCGGTTTCGCCGTTCTGGTCGGCGAGGTTCAAAATCAGTTCAAAGGTATGCGGCGGGCCGGGCGGGTCCAGTTGCCACCATTCGCGCAGGAGGATGTTCCCGCCGAACTGGTTGACGGTCTGGCGCACGGCGTACACGGTGCCCTTGTGGCGGTGGACCAGATAGCTGTCGGCAATCGCTTGCCGCTTTCTGGCCGCGTCCCAATGTGCGGGCCAGTTGTCCACGCTGCGCGCCCAGGCGAGCCAGGGCAGGTGTTCCAGCGGACAGGCATGGGGATTCCACAGATCGCCGATGCGCACGGGCAGTTGCGTGCGTTGCGAGAATGTCACATCGGCAGCGCGTTCAAACGCGCTGGATGATGGCGGTAACAAGGTCGCCGTCATCCCGCCGCCGCCGTCACGCTGATATCGGTGCAGTGGCCGCATTGGGCGGCGTTGATGGCGATGTCCGCCGCCGGACTGGTCAAGATGACGTTTTTGACGCCTTCCACATGCAGGGCCGCCAGCAGCGCCGAGCGGTGGATGCTGCGGCCAAGCCGTTGCTGCCGTGACAGATAATCATCGATATTCGCCAGTGCAGACGCTTTCACGATGGAGGTATCCGGGCCGGTCCACAGGATCAAGGTCGCCGTCAAGGTCCAGTTGACCACCACGGCAGGCTGCACGGTGACATGATCGGTCAGCGGGCGCACGCGCTCGGCATTGAGTGCGGCATTGACCGCCGCCAGCACCGCCGCAGCGGGGACGCCATCGCCGCTGCGGGACAGGACGGTGACCACCACATCGCCCGGTGACGGGCTGGCCACGCTGGCGTCCAGCACATCGGGATGTGCGCTCAGGGCGTGAAAAACATACGCCTCCCCCGGCCCGGCAGTGCTGAACCCTTCAAACGCGAGCTGCACCCGGCGGCGCAGGTCGGCGTCGGTTTCCAATACGGCAGGCACGGGCGGGGATGCGGCCAGATCCGCCGGGGCAATCACTTGCCGGGTGACGTTGTATCCGGCGGCAATCTGGTCAAGATCGCCACCGCGTGCATACGCCAGCATCACCGATTTGCCCGCGTCATTGACGCGCGCGCGCAACAGGAATTCGCGCCAGGCTAAGACTTCGCACAGTTTGGTCACAGGTTCTGATTCCAGCGCCAGCACCCCGACCATATCGGGGGCCAGCGCCAGAAAGTCGGCCTTGATGGTGGCAAGGATGGTTTCAAAATCCAGTGGCTCCACCATGTCGGGTGCGGGCAGCCGGGACAGGTCGATGCTCATCGCGCGATCTCCACGTTCAGGGACAGGGGGCCGGACTGGCCGGACAGCCGCCAGCGCCCGTAAACGGCCAGCCCGATCCGTCCGGGGGCGGCGCTCGTGACCTCGACGCGCTGCAATTCAAACCGGGGTTCCCATGTGCGCAGCGCGCCCGCCGTAGCCGCAAAGATGGCCGCGCGTTGTTGGCGGCCCAGCGGGGAATCGAGCAGGTCAAACAGCGCCGAGCCGTATCCACGGCGCATGACCCGGCTGCCGAGCGGGGTAGTCAGAATGTCGCGGATGGATTGTTTGAGGTGTTCAACTCCCGCCAACGTCCGCCCGGTCAGTGCGCTGGTTCCGTTCATGTGCGCAGTGTGGGGCCGGGCAATATGGCGTTCCTGCGGTGGGGTTGACATCTGCGGCGGTTGTTGTCATAATTGGCAACATGAAAGACAAGGCGATCCTCATCGATCAAACCCGGCGTGAACTGTCCGATGGCAGTTTCATTGAGCAGGTCATTTGGCAGGTCCCCACGCCAGTCCCGCCGACCACGCACGGTTTCAAATACCGCCTGGTGTACATCCGTGACGGTGTGCGCGTCGTCGGCTTTGACAATGAGCGTGGCAAGGGCGATCACATGCATCTTGACGGGCAGGAACTCCCTTACTCTTTTATCGACATTGACCGGCTGCGGATTGATTTCATCCGCGAAATCAAAAAGCGAGGTGCAAAATGAGACAACTCACCATCCAGATCGAGCCCGATCTTGACGCCCATATGGCGCAATGGGCCGAACGTGCAAAACGCGGGATTGCGACCGGAGAGTATCAGGGGGAACATTTGAGTTTTCCCGCGCCCGAGCAGTTTTTCAGCCAACTCACCCCCAACCGCTGGCAGATGGTGCGCCGGATGATGGGGGCCGGGGTCGTGGGCGTGCGCGCCCTGGCACGGATGTTGCGGCGCGATGTGCGCCGGGTGCATGAGGATGCCGCCGTTCTGGTCGAGCTTGGCCTGCTGGAACGCACCGAATACGGCGCGCTGTGCTGTCCCTATGCACGCATCCATCTTGACATGACCCTGGAACCGCTGGCACAGGATGCGCCCGCACTGGCACAGGCGGCGTGAGCGGCTTATCCGCGCTCACCGCCGACGTCTTCAAAATCCTCCCGCCGCTGTGCCTCGATGGAAGTGGTAAAACCGCCCTCATCCATCCTGTGTTCGGCGCGGGTGACAATCCACTCGCCATCACTCAGATCATCAAACCCGATCAGTTCAACCGGCATTTCCGCGCACAGGGCGGCGTTTCCGCTCAGTTCCAGTGACAGGCGGGTACGCCCGCGCCGCAACTGGCGCAATCTGGCGTGCGCGGCGGCCAGGGCATCGCGTTCACTGGAATAAGGATGGCGCAGGTACATGACCGGCTCGCCGCTGCCTGCATAACAATATTGTGGCGCGCCCTTGCGGGTATCGCGCAGGTGCGCGCCGACACAGGCATAGTGCGCGCGCTCGCCGATGGAGGTGCGCCAGTCCGTGGCATCTTCCGGATAAAGGGTCACACCCGGCAACGGCGCGCCGCTGGCGGTCAGTCCCGCGCCGCGTTCCACAAACAACAACCTGCCACCTGCCGGTTTCATGACCGCGCCGTATTGTTCGGCCAGCCGGGTCAACAGGTTCAAATCCGATTCGTACACCTGTTCAAGCTGATCGACGCGAATCTGTGCAAAGCGTCCGGCCACATGCGGCGCAAGCCCGTGATCGGCCGCGATGGTCTGCACAATCGCGGCAATCGTGGTCTTGGCCCAGACGCGCTTTTTGCCGCTTTTCAGGCTGGCTTTCATGTCGGCAGACTTCCCGCCCAGACGCAGGGTGCGCGGCAGGCCGGAGGCTTCGATTTCATCCACGGTGTAGCGCCCCATCTGGTACAGGGACTGGCCTGCATAGCCCATCTCCACCTCCAGAATTGCGCCGGTGTCAGGGATGGCGATGGCGCGGTCCCGGTTGTCAAGCTCCATCTCGAACTGATCGGAGGTGATGCCCGCCTCATCGCTCACCCGCAGCGACATCAGCCGGTCGGCAATCCGCGCGGTCATGTCCGCCGCGTCATGAATGATGCGAAATTCAGGTGTCATCGCGGCCCCGCTGACCACAGCCGCACGCTGTGCACCGGACGCGGCGCGGCGGACACCGGCGGCAGGGTCAACGCCAGTCCGGCGGGCAGCCGGGGCGGATGGCGCACAACGTGCGGATTGGCCGCAAGCAGTGCGTGTACGGCCTGCTCGCTGCCGTACACGCGCCAGGCGATGGCGTCCAGCATGTCGCCGTCACGGGTGATCCAGCGCCGGGCCGTGGTCATGCCGCCTCCCCGCTGTCCGGCGGTACATCCTCATCCATCTGCGTCACCGGGCCGATGGTCACAACGGCGGTGCGCACGGGCGCATCTTCACCATACGCGGCCAGTTCAATACTGAACTCGATCCGCCCCGGCTGGCCGGCCATGTCCAGCTCGGACCCGGTCTGTTCAATCCGCTCCACCACATAGCGCCCGTGGACGGTGCCGAAATGGTCCACCAATATCTGCGGCTCGCCGGTCTCGGCCAGCGCGCGCAGCCGCAACAGGGTGTCCCCGCCGCCGGTATGGTGTGGCAGTGCATAGCCTTCCAGCGTCACCGACTCGCTGCCCGGCCCCACGAACTGGCGCGATGGCGTGCGCAACAGACGTTCGTGCACCGCCCAACGGTATTCCAGTGACCGGGCGATGGTCTGATGGGCGAGCGTGCCGACCATGAACGGCACATTGCCCAGGACCAGCATGACCAGCCCGGACGGCGGCGGGTCGCTGCGGTCGAAGGCTTTCAGCAATTCCCCCCATTTGCCCATCACGGCATCCATGCGCCGGTTGACCATCTGCGCGCCCCGTGCAGCCAACAGGCCGATGGCATCGGAACCGGCAGCGCGGGCCAGTTGGTCAATCCGCCCGCTGCGCAGCGCCTGCGCCGCCTGCCCAAACCCGGCACGCCCGGCCAGGGCACCCAGCGCGGCGGCGGGGTGCCCGGCAAAATTGCGCGCCAGATGGATCAGGCTGTTGCCGCCGAGCGCGTCCTGCGCCCGGCGCATGATGTCGCGGGAAAATTCAAGTGTACTCATGCCCAGTCTCCCAGTGCCCCGTCACGGGTTTGGCGCTGTTCCCGTTTGATGAGTTGCATGACACGCCGTGCCAGGGCGTCGGCGTTTTCGCCGGGTTGTTGGTGGATATTGAGGGTGTAATGAATCTGCGCCGCACCCGCAGCGGGGGCCGGGGCGGGACGGACCGGGGCAGGTGCCCCCGTATCCGCCCGGACCGCCGGGGCGGAAGTGCCCGGCGCAACCGGCAACGCCAGCGCCGCCGGGGCGGATGTCTCCACGGCCACGGACGCGCCCAGGGCAGGCAATGACGCTGTCATGGACGGGGCAAAGGCCAGCGCCGCCGCCGTCCCCAGTGCCGCGCTGGCGCGGCCTACCGTGCGCGTCATGCGCCCGATGCCTTGCGCCGCGCCTTCGCCCACACCTGCCCCCAGCCCGATGAACACCTTTGATGGCGAGTTGATGCCCAGCACATTCTTGAACCAGCCCACGGTGCTGCCCGCAATCTTGCGCACCGCATCGCCGACGGCCCCGAACATGCTCTTGATGCCTTTCACCAATCCGCCCATCATCATCTTGCCCAGCTCGCTGAAGCTGCCGGGCAATTCAATGCCCAATTTGCCCAGTCCGGCCGAGATGGCCTTGTACACAAGGCCCAGCGGCGACCAATCCAGCAACAGGGCCCCGATCCCGGCAATGCCGCCGGAAAACGCGGTTTTCACCGTGTCCCAAACCTCTCCGAAAAACGCGGCAGTACCCGCCCATGCACGCTTGTAAACGTCCCAGACCGCACCCGCCGAATCACGGATCACTCCCCACGCGGCCACGGCGGCGGTTTTGATGCCCTCCCACAGCTTGCCGAAAAACCCGCTGATCGGCCCCCAGTATTTGTAGATCAAAAACGCGGCCCCGGCAATCAGGCCAATGACAATGCCGATGGGATTGAGCATCAAGGCACGCCCGAAACCCAATGCAGCCTTTGAGGCCAGGATGAAACCGAGCCTGAGTTTTGGCAGTACATGCACAAACGACAAGGTCCCGTGCCTGATCGCGGCAATGGTGGTGATGGTCTTGCTGAACGCCAGTCCCACCGCTGCCGCGCCGAAGCGCATCCCGGCAAATGCGGCCATGCTGCTGATGGCCCCCACTGCCAGCTTGCCCAGCACGGCGACGGTTTTTTCATTGGCCTCCATCCATCGCGTGACCGGGGAAATCATGTTGATGATGCTGGAAAACAGATTGCCCATCGGGGCCAGCAGCGGCGCAATCGCGGCATCGCGCAACTGCTTGAGCGCATCGCCCATCCGGTTGAACGCATACGCCGGATCTTCCTGCATCCGGCGGCGGGCATCTTCGGAGACCATGTTTTCAGCGGCGGCGACCTCGGCGCGGATATCGCGGTATTTTTCCAGCCCGGCAATCATGGGTTGGATGAAGCTCAATACGCGCTTGTTGCCAAACAACTCACCAATGCGGAACGGGTCCCCGCCGGTGGTCTCCTGAATCAGCTTCATCGCCTCTTCAATCGGGTCCTGTCCTTTGGCCTGCCACTCCTTGAATTTGGCCTCCAGATTGATGCCCGCCTGTTCAAATCGTTTGACCGTTTCCGGGGCAACCAGATTGGCCATGAAGTTTTCCATGTTGGTCGCTGCCTGTGACGGGTCCGCCGCGCCGTCCATTGCCACCTGCAAGGCCGCGCCCAGGGTCGCAACGGCCTTGGTGCCGGTCATGCCGAGCTTGCTCGCCCCGGCGGTCATGGCCGGGAAGTATTTCGCCATGTCCTTGAGTTCAAAACTGCCCGCCTTGCCCGCCGCTACCAGCATGTCCATGGATTTGAGCGCGTCTTTGGGGTCCAGTTTGAGGTTGTTGATATTGGCGTACATGGTTCTGGCGACCTCGCCGATTTCGGCCCCGGCAGCGGTGGCGGTCAATCCCACGGTATCGATGACCTGTTCCACGCGGTCAGCATCCATGCCCGCCGTGACCATGACGTTAAAGCCCTCTGCCAGTTGTGCGCGGGTCTGCCCGGTGGTGGTGGACAGTGTGCCGAACGTGCGCCCAAGTTCGGCCATGCGCTCACGCGAAAGATCGGCGGTGATGCCGATATCGGTCAGGACAGTTTTGAATTCAGCGGCAGATTTGAGCGCCATCCCCACCCCGGCCAGCATCGCCACCGGCGCAAACAGCCCGGCACGGGCAGCGCTGAACCGGTTTTGTGCGCGCTCACGTTTCTCCATCGCCGTTTGCAGGCGGGTTTCATGGGCGCTCACCTGTTCCAGGGTGCCCCCCATGTAACCAAGGCTTTTGTTGGCCTTGTCCGCCGCTCCCGACACTTCAAGGTAGGCACGCCCGTACTTGCCGACCTTCTCGCGTCCGATCTCGAATTGCCGGGTGAGGTTTTTTTGCTTGCGTTCAAGCTCTGCGGCCCTGTTTTTGAAATCAGTCAGCCGCTTGCCGCTCGCGCCGCGCATGGAGATGCGGACCTTTTCAAGGTCGCTGGAAACGCCATCCAGTTCCGTGCGGACGACCTTGAGCTTGCCCGCCGCCCCCTCCAACAAATTGACACTTTTGTTTTTTTTGTTCAATAATGCAACGGTCTCGCCGATTCTGGCGAGTTGTCTGGGTGCGGTGGTGACAGCGTGATGGAAGGCACCGTTCAACACAGCACCGATGGTCACCCCAACTGCAAAATTACTCACTCAAGGTATCCCCATGTCTTCACCGGAATCACACCCGACAGATAATACGGCAGGGGTCATGTTGAACAGCACCCGGGGCATTCTGGATGATATTGGTTCAATACTGGACAAATTTGACAACGACCTGGATTTTCTCAGGGATATGCATGACCCACCTGCTGACAAATTAAGAGCTTTTGATAAAAAACTTGACTCATTTTACAACCGGCTGGAAACATTCACAGACAGGTTTCATACCTTTGAAGATGCATTTGAGGATTTGCAGGAACAGTCAGATTCATCTTCAGAACATCCGGATGTATTTTTAAAAAAACTGAATGCTTTTGACAATAAATTGAATTTGTTTCATGACAGGCTGGATACATTCCAGGATGATCTTGATTCATTTCAGCATCAATTTGAAGTCCCGCAGGTCAAAGCATCCTCCTCATTGTCGCAACCCGTGCACCCCCCCCACATCATTCCCGATTCCAACCGCACCGGCTGGCGTCCAGGCCATCCCATCCCCGACTATGCCTCATGGCGCGCCCCGCCACCGACGCGCTACCGGCATGAATGGCTGCTGTCGGCCTGTTCGAAGATCCCCTCATGGGCTTTGGTGCTGACAGTGGCGTATGTGCTCGCAAAATGGATGGGGGCCAGTTCATGGTACGCCGGTCTGTTCTGGGGGTATCTGGCCTCCAAAGTGCGATCTGAATACCATGAATCCCTTGAACCTATGGATATCCGGTTTTACGGCATTTTGATACGGCATTGGCCCACTGAACCGCCTCCTCCAGATCCATATCATGAATTTCTGCGCACGAAAAGCCCGTAGTCGCCGCAAGATGGCCGCACAGCCGCCAAAGATCGGGCACGCTGATCAAAAAAAACCGGACAGCGTCTGTTGCACCGCACCATAATCACGCATGTCCAGCTCATGCACGGTGTCGGGCGTGACATCGGCCAGGAGCGCGATCAGGGCGATTTCCTGTTCCGCCGCAGTCTTGCCCATTTTTTCCGCCGTCAGCCGGTCGCGCACCTTGGCCGGGCGCAGATACAGCGCGGAGACGGGCACGCCGTCCACCTCGACGGGATATTGCAGCTCTACCTTTTCACGGGGCGATGTCACCGCGTTCATGCCGGTTTGCCTCCCTTGGTACCGGATTTGCCAGCGGGCTGCGGAGTATCCGGTGCGGGTTCAGGTTTGATGAATCCGCCCTCCAGCAGATAAATCGCCTGTTGCCCGGTCAGTTTCAGCAAGGTATCCTCATCGTGCCGGAGATTGCCCCGGGTAAATGCGCGGATCACGCGGTAAGTTTTCATGTTCATATCTCCTGTCTGGTCTGCGGGTTCAAGGGCGATCAGTTCACAATGCAACATGTTGGCCGCCTGCGCATCGGTCAAGTGCAACAGGACACCCTTGCCATGATGGGCATTGCCCAGGCTGAACGACTCGATCACGCGGTAGGTTTTCACGGTCATGGCATGTCTCCTCAAATCGCCAGATGCTGGCGGGTGGTTTCCAGTTGGTCACTGCCGTTGATGACGGCCTTGTAATTCACCGGGTCGATTTCATAGACCACAACGCCATCATCTTCCAGCTTGTAATAGCGCAGGCTCATGGTCAGTTTCAATGGCATTTCCTCGCCCGGTTTCCAGGTATCCATATCCACAGAGGTCAACAGGCCGCGCATGCTCACGATCACGCCTTTCTTGCTGCCATCGTCAGAGACCTTGGCCCCGCGTGCGGTAAAGGCGAACTGCTCGCCGGGCAGGACCCGCATCAAGCCCAGCACATCGCGGTCAAACGCGGTCAAGGTGGCCTCGGCCTCAAGTTTTTCAAACCGGCCCATCGGGACATCGATTTCGGCGGCCATGCCCCCGGCCTGATAGGTCATGAGTTTGGGCTTGATGACGGGCAGTTTCAGTTCCTTGATCCGTGCAGCATAGCCGCGCCCGTCCACAAACAGATTCAAGTCATAAAGAATATCGGAAATCATGATCGGTTCCTTGCCCGGTTATGCCGCGCCGCCGGTGCTGATGACATCTTCAAGATAGTCATTGACCAGACGCGAGCGGAAGGTGATATGTTCCGCCGGATAGGACGGGGTGAAGTCGAAATCAAAATAGACCTTGCCCTGTGATATCTGGTCGGGAGTATTCAGGTCCGGGGCTGCCCAGCAGCGCCCGCCCAGAATCGCGTTGATGGCGGTCAGATGGCGCAGGTAGCTGTTCACGCCTTCCAGCACATCGGCAATATAGGTCTTGCTGATGTTGCGGTCCACCGCCCACAGGTGTGCACGCAACAGGCTTTCGTTAATCATGTCCGCCGTGCGGCGCACGGACAGGAACGCCCATTTTGGATCGCCGGAACAGGTGCGGTTCCCCCATAAGCGATAGCCGTCTTTCTGGATGATGGTGGCGACCTCGTTTTCATTGAGGTAATTGGCGCGCGCATTGACATCGCCCATGGCAAAATCCACTGCCCGCGCGGGGCCTGCAATCCCGTACATTTCGGTATTGGATGGCGACCACCACCAGCCGCGATCATTGTCCGAGCGCGCCAGCATCCCCGCCACGCGGGCGCTGGCCGGTTGCAGGGCCTCGGCATTGGCGGTGGTATCCCACACCCTCACCCACGGATCAACCACATACACCCGCGATGAGCCGAAATTTTCGCGGTGGCTGATGGCGGCCTGATCGGTGGTATTGGGGCCATCGGCGATGATGACCGCGCGCAGTCGCTCGGCAATGCCAATGAGCTCGGACACGACCGGCACCGACTGGGTGAATCCCGGTGCAATCAGGATTTTGGGTTGCACCTTGAGCAGGCTGTCGGCAGCAAGAAAGGCGTGCACGCCCAGGTACTGCCCGCTGCTGGCGTCCACACCGCCGATGATGTGGCTGCGGGTTTCGGCGGGATCCGCGCCTTGCGCCACGCGGACCACTACGATCATGGCCCCGGCCTGATCCAGAATCCCGTCCACGGCGGCGGGGAGGGTCCCGGTATCGCCCAGCGCCGCCGCTTCCAGGCGGCTGCCTGCAATCAGCACCGGGGTATTGAGCGGGAACGCCTCATCATGCCCGCCACTCAAAAATTGGGCCGCCGGGATGGTGTCCATGATGCCGCTCCCGTCAGAACCGTTCACGAGCGCAACGTCCAGCAGTTGCGAAGCCTGCACATGCGCATTCACGGCATCGCGTATCTGCTTTGCGGTACTGGCGAGATCGCCCTGTGCATCGCTCGCCAGCGAGACGGTCAGCGCCTGGTTGCGGATCGAGATGGTCAACGGCATGGAGGCCGCGCCGGGGTGGCGCAGCCTCACCGATATCTGGTTGCCATCGCGCCCGGCCTGTTTGGCGGTCCATCGCAACGCGGTTTTTTTGGAGACGCTGCCCATCTGCAACCGGGCTTTGCTCAAGCCCTGCGCATCGGGCGCGGTGCCGATCACGCCGATGACGCTGGAACGTACCGTGGTGACAGGGCGGGCGCCGGTGTCGATTTCAACCACTTCAACGCCGTGCAAAAATTGGTCAGCCATGGGGCGGGGGCCTGTGGGGTGAAGATGGCCCATTGTGGGAATGACGCGGCGGGGTTTCCTGCGGCGGGGTTTGGGCCGGGTCCATGTGCGGGCGGGAAACGTTACGGACAAAATTATTGCTTTAAGGCAATTTTCATGCCATGATGCTGTCCATGACAACCATCGCCTTCCATCCCCGCATCCGTGAACGTGACATTGACGGCGGACTGACCGAGATCGTCATCTGGCAACTGGATGCCCCGGTGCCGCCGTGCACACACTGCTACAAATACCGGCTGGTGTATGTGGTCAACGGTGACCGGGTCGTAGGTTATGACAATGAGCGCGGCAAGGGTGACCACCGGCACATTGACGGGGAAGAACGGCCCTACACCTTCACCACGCCAGAGCGGTTGCTGGCGGATTTTCAGCACGATGTCGAACGTTGGAGAGGTCAACGCCCATGAAAGCAATCATCAATGTAGCCCCGCGCGGGACAGTCTTTGAAACGGCGCGGGCGCAACTGGCGGCCATGCGCCGGACTGAAGCCGGGGAGCCGGTGAGTGAGGCTGATTATGTCCTGCACTTTGAAACTGCCGGGCTGTTACTCTCGCACCTGACCGGCTCGCGGATGGAGTTGCTGGACCGGCTGCGGCGGATCGGGCCATGCAATGTCGCCCAACTCGCCAAATCCGCCGGGCGCAATTATTCCAATGTGCACCGGGATATTGCGGCGCTGGAAGATCTGGAATTGGTGGAACGCAATGAGGCCGGGCAGGTGCTGGTGCCGTTTGACAAGGTGGAAATTCACCTCGGGCTGGCGCAGGCTGCGTGAAGTCGCTTGCACTCACCGGAACAAGACATGATCTACCCCGCACAATTCACCCCGGACACCGGCGGCTTTGTGGTCACTTTCCGCGACATCCCGGAAGCCATTACCCAAGACGACACCCGGGATGAAGCCGTGACCATGGCCGCAGATGCCCTTGCCACCGCGATGGAATTTTATTTTGAGGACCGCCGCCAGGTCCCCGCGCCATCGGCCATGCGCACCGGCTCACTGCGCCGGGCCGGTCTTCTTGCCTGCGCCGTTGCCGGTACCGGCTCACTGCGCCGGGCTGGTCTTCTTGCCTGCGCCGTTGCCGGTATGGGTGTGCTGTTTGAGGCTGATGCTGCCTGCCGTGACATCGCCGGACGGGACGGTGATGCTGCCGTGCACGGTCAAGTCCCCGCTGCATGTGGTCTGTGCGGTGTCCAGTGTCACCGCTGCGGCCTGTACGCTGACCACGCCCCCGGCCACCACCGTTACCGTCCCGGCGCACTGGATGCTGCACGAGCCGTCCGCGCGGTTGTGGGTGAAGCTGTCGCCATTGGCGTAGTGGATGGTGTGCACGTCCGCTGATGCCGCCGGTTCCGGGCAGAGATCGGAATACAGCGCGGGCAGGGCAAAGGCGGCGGTCAGCTCGCCCGATGGGGCAATCACCAACACCTGTTCGCCGGGTTCGGGTGCCCACCAATCACGGTCGCCACCGGCGCGCCGGGTCAGCCATGGCAGCCAGCCGGTCACGATGCCGTCACAGTGCACCTTGACCTTGCCCGCCGGATAATCGGTTTCCCCGATGGTGCCCACGCGGATGAGGTTGGAGATCCGGCGTTCGAGTTCGGCGATTTCAAAATTCATGCGATGCGCCCGTATTCGTCAAGGTGATCCTCACCAATGTTGGGGTGCAGGCCCAGATAGACGGTGGACGGGGGAATGCCGGGAGGCTCCAGTTCACCCAAAGCCATTTCGACGGCAAACTCCACCACCCAGACCTTGTAGCCGTCCACCTCGGGGCGAAAGGCATCATCGCTGGCGGTCAGCATGTGGATATGCCCGTGTCCGGGAAGGGGGCGGCAGATGTCGAGCAGCGTCTGTGCCACCCGCACCGCCAACGCCCGTACCATCCAATCGGCCCGCGCCTCATTGGCACTGACCAGACACCTGGCCTGCCAGCGCACATCGGTCAGCATCCGGGCATCGCCCGATGGCCGCATGGTCTCGATACTGTCCATGTCCAGATACACGGCAGGCACGCGCAGGCTGCGCGGGCCTTGCGGTGGCGGGTCGGCGCTGATGACCGGGATGTCGGGCAGCGCGGCCCGCAGGCGCCCGGCCAGCGCATCGGCGCAGTCAATCAGGGTGGTCATGCGCGCCCCCGGTCGAGCTTGATGAGTTCATAGCGCAGTTCCTGTTGCATGAAGCGCATCAAGCGCTCTTCCACAATGTCGGTGGATTGGCGCATGACGGCATCGCCGGTCCGGTCGATGTCCAGCTTGACCAGTTCCAGCGGGAAACGCTCCTTGCCTTGCCGCCGGTAGACCCCGCTGCCGTAGCGGGCAATGGGGAATGCGTCCTTGAAAAAGTAATTTCCCACTTTGGTCCCGCCCTTCATCCGCCGCGCCTTGCCCAGGCGGGCGGCGGCGATGGCGTTCAGCCCCAGCCATATTTTTTGTGTCAGTGCATCATCGGTGCGGTACAGACGCAGCCGGGCGCGAATCAGCTTTTGTTGCACCTTGAGTTCTTTGGAAAGCTCACTGCGCACATGGGTCTGCGCGGAGCGCGCGGTTTTCAGCACTGCGCGGCGGGCCGCGGCGTAGACCGCTTTCTTGCTCAGCCGCAACACGCCGGACACCTTGAGCAGTTCACTTTCCGGCAGCGCCAGCTTGAGGTCGATCATGGCAATGTCTCGCGCAAGACCAGTTCCGTCAGACCGCTCCCGTCCGGCTCCACCGCGATCACCTCAAACGCCTTGCCCATGACCTTCACCGCCGCGCCGGGCGGCGCATGGACGGCATCGGCATCGCGCACGGTGAAGCGGGGTTCCACGATGCCGGTGTGCATGCTGCCAAGGCGCGGGTCTGTCCACGGCGCGGCCAGCATCCCGCACACAGGCACGCCGTCCAGCGTGGCCAGCTCGGCCAGGTGTTTGAACACAGCGCCATCCAGGCGCGCGGCTTTGCTGCGAAAACCGGTCACGGCGTGTCACCGGCATACGCGCGCACGGTGGCCTGATGGCGGGCGGCGCATCCGGCGTATTGCACGGCCAGCTCGATATGCGCCAGTGCCAGCGCGTCCCAGTCGTTATTTGTGAGCATCGGGATCGGCGGGCACGGTGCGGCCAGATTCGGCGGCAGTGTTGGCCGCACCAATGGCAGCGTTGAGGTGCTGCAAGCGGGCAGGATCCATAATGCAGCCAGTAGG